GGACTGGGCACCGGCCTGATACCCTGCTGTCGAGCCCGTGAAGGCCATGGTTTCACCTCATAAAAAAAGCCACCGCGAGGGTGGCTGTGTCAGAGAAAATCAGGGGGATGGCAGAGGCAGGACGACGTCCTGGTACCGATAGGTGACGGCCAAACTGAACCGCACCCAATCACCTGTCTGGTCTTTATCGGGCGGATCGTAAGACTTCCCGTCGTAATAAAGACCTTCGGGGGCAGCGCCGTCCGGGACACGGAACGCGACTGACAGGGCCTTGCGGCGTTCGAGTGCCGGCAGAGCCCCGTAACCGCGTGGCACGCACAGATGCAGCCAGATCTGGCCGGTTTCTTCGTCAACGATTTCACCGACGCCGAGGCGATCGCCGTCCGCGCTGGCGACTTCGAACAGAACCCAGGGGTGCTGCTGATCCTCTGTGGCCTGCGCCATCGCATCCAGCACAGGAATGCCAAAAGGGGCCATGGCCGCGGAAGCGCGCTGGAAACCGTCCATCCAGACGACGGGAGACGTCATGTTCCACCTGCTGCAAAGAGTTTCCAGCCACAGATTTCGGAACCGTCATAAACGGCTGTCGCATCTGTCAGCGTGTAGGTGCGGCCGCCATCCACGAGACGGTCATCCTTGCGAGGACGGCCAAATCCGGCTGCTTCCAGTTCATCATTCAGGATTTCCGCCACAAACGGCATGACTGACACGCCAGCTTCCAGCGCAGCCGTAGCAGGGGGAGCGGAATAGGCGATCAGGCTCACCGGCACAGGGGCAGGAAAACTGCCATTATTCGCACGGGACAGCGCCATCATGCGACCCTTATGCCGGATCTGACGACGCCGGCGTTCTGTCTGATAGCCCATTACGAAAACCCCGAAGGCAGATACCGCGAAAGCAGGGCAGCCGAGTCAGCCGGTAAGCCGCCCGAAGCCGTGTCCGGCGTTGCCCAGGAGGTAGATCCCACGCCTTGCTCACTTTCCGACTTCAAAAGCGGATCCCGGTCTTTCGCCGAATAGAACGAGCGTGCGGCCGTCAGAACCGCCTGCCTGATATCTGCGGGCATCGTGACAGCAAGCGTCTTGCCGCCGTCGTCCACCATTCCAGGAACCGCCCAGCCAGCCCGGTAGGAAACGGAATAACGACCAGGCCACCACCATGGGCCGTGCGACGGATAAAGGATCCCGCACAGCGGATCGAAATCCCACCCGCCAGCAGGAACCGGCAGCGCTTGCCCATCCAGAAACACGTCTGCCACGGACAGCACAGGATGAACGGCCAGAATGAGAGACAACTGCCTGTCACCGTGAGCGATCCGGATGCGATCAGACCAGTCAGCCACCGTGATCTGACGCCCGATGTAACTCTGTACAGCAGATGATGCTGCCAGGAGCATATTGGTCAGAACCCCGTCCTGAGAGGTATCATTGTCTGCGATCGACAATGCCGCCTTGAAGTCGGACAGCGCCACGAAGGGCAGCGGATCCGCTGCCCCACTGGTCTGGAGTGTCGTCATGATCGTCTCCAGTTGCCAGATCAGCCGCCAGTGCCACCCGTGGATGCCGTCGTGGTCAGGTCAGAAAAACTGCCGTTAATCAGAGCTTCCGGACGGTAGATGGCCAGTGCAAGACGCTCTTCGGCCAGAACCGTGACCATGTTCTTGACAAAGTTATCGCGGTCTTCCGTAGAAATCGTCACTGTTGCGTCTTCGCGATCAAAGATCTGCGCCGCAAGACGAAACGCACCAGTCATGAACTTGCCCTGACCCATGGCAAGGCTTTCCGCAACCGGAAGACCCCAGAGAACAGCGCCGTTCAGACCGAGAGGATTGGCGAAGACATAACGAAGCTGCGCGTCCTTCGTCAGCGTGATGCTGGCCCAGTCCGTCGGGTTCAGGATGTGACCCGTGGCAGGGTATTCGGCCAACGTGGTCTGAAGCATGGCCAGACGCAGCCGATCGATCATCGTCTCATTCTTGACCAGGACACCAACTGGCTGCTTGTAGGCAGTCGAAGACGCCATTAGCCCCTTGATGCTGACACCCGAACCGTCACCATTCAGGAGGGCGTCGTCTTCCTTGAAGGCGAGACCGTACCGCAGACGCCCATCAATGTAGCTCTGAAGCATCGGAGCATCAGCCAGGATCTGCTTGGAGGCCATGACCCAGTGAGCAACCGTCCGGATCGGTAGGTTCTGCAGAGCAAACGCGATGTCGGACTGAGGCTTCGGTGCGGAAGGATTTTCAGCCACGAAGCCCGCATTATTCGTAAACCCGGTTTCCTGAACATAGTCGATTGAGCCGGACGACGTATTCCCCGGCATCAGAAGGTCACGGATGACAAGCTGGCGATTGGGAACCTGAATGATCTGAGGCTGACGATCAGCAACGACCAGACCGGTTGTTCCAGAAGCCCCGGTGGAACTGGCAGATGTGATATTTTTGACTTCGATCTGGAGCGTGCCCTTCCAGTTCGAACCACGCTCCATGACAGACTTGACTTCATCAGACTGGATAAAGCGCTGCCCGATGGAGAGATTGGCCTGCTGCTCATGCCCGTGTCCACGAGCGCCTTTCTGCTCAAGGTCGGTCAAGCGGGCAGCCAGGACGTTCATTTCCGTCAGCGCCTTGTCTGCACTCGCCTTGGTTTCCTTGGTGACTTCACCAAGGTTTTTCAGTTCAGTCTTGGCTGTCTCGGCAAAGGCTTTGACCTGTTCCGTGGCCTTCGTGAGGTCAGAAACGGCCTGCTTGTATTCGTTTTCGTTCATCGGTTTTGCCCATAAAAAAAGGCACCCGAAGGTGCCTTGCATTGCAGTGTGATCAGTCTGTCCCGATCAGAGACCGGCCGCTCCAGTCAGATCAGGCAGAGAAAAGCCAGACAGAGGAGAAGCACCCAGCATCAGGCTGCTAAGCTGCTCACTGATACGGCGGAAATCGTCTGCCCACAGAGACTTCTTTGTGATCGCCAGCGGCGTTCCCGTTAGCGCTTCATGTGCATCCTGAAGATGCTGAAGCATGGCGTCGCACTCTTCTTGCGTAGGCGGATGACCGCCTTTTAAGCTGGACTGATGCAGCCCAATGGCAGCAGCAACTGAAGCCGTCGCTTTGTCTGGGGTCATGGCGGTTTTCAGCCCCCATCGTTCAAAGCGGCGCTTCATGTCCGTGACACGAGACGCGGCATTAGATGGGTCATCCACCAGGCTCACCTCATGAAGGTTGACCCGGTTGATCTGGCGAGAGGCACCGCTGCCCTGGGCAGCCTTGACGGCACCACCCTGAGGAACACTGAAGCCAATGGACAGGCCACCAAGCGCGCCGTCTTTGACCAGGCCGTGCAGACGCTTGCCGTAATCCGTGTCCATGCCGGAGAGCTTGCCCTTGAGGTGCAGACCCTTGCTGTCTTCGGACGCATCAGTCCAGACGCCGGCAGGGAGACCGTCACCGCCGAACAGGCCGTGCATGACATGCATAGCAATCGTCCGCCCCTGCGCCTTGCGCTCGGCCAGTGTCTGGCTGAATGCGCCCGGCATGACCACATCGCCATGGGAATCAACATTCCCGAAGACGCTGCCATACCCCTCGAATGTCCCCGGTTCACCCGAAGAAGCAAACTTGACTTCGAAGGGAGCGGCGAGGAAATCGCCATCAAACATCTGGATCTCCTATGATGCCGGACGAGGCCGGATCTGGTGAGGGTTGACCGCCAGGAACAGGTTTTAGCGTTGGCTGAACCGCAACCTTCCCAATATCCTGAAGAGGAATCATCTGAGACTGAGTCATCAGCACATCGCCGCCGGCCATTGGCCCCATATTTTCTCTGGCCCTGGCTTCGTTTGGCGTCATGAGAGCATTCCGAATCATTGTATTGTAAAAAGCTGACCGGGCAGCTGTGTCGCCGCGAAGGAGAGCGTCCACATTGTGCTTGGCAAAGTAGGTCAGGCGATCAGCGGGACTAAGAAGGCACCGGGAAATGGCCTGTTCGATCCTGACAAGCCAGGGCATGAGGCCATATTGCAGGAACCACAGGTTCATCTGCTCAAGACCAGAGCCCCAGGCCGTCGATTTCTCCATACTGCCAATCATGACCGGCTGAACGCCGAACCACCGGCAGATGGTCTGGACATTGAAGGAACGGGTCTGGAGAAGCTGCGCATCTTCGGGATCAAGCCCAATGTTTTCAACACTCCATCCACCTTCAAGAAGTGGCGTTTTTCCGGCATTGATCGCCCCCGCGTAGTCTTGCAAAGACGCCTTTGCCATACGGCGTTGCTCATCGGTCAGATACGCAGGTGCCTTGATGTAGGTCTGGGTCAGCAGGCCGTTGCGGTAGGTTTTTCCGGCCGTTTCTTCAGCTGCCATTGCAGAACCAAGACTTTGCCGTCCTACGGTAATGGGTGACAGACCCAGCAAACCATCGAAGGAAAATCCTTTGATGTGAAAGATCTCGTCTTCCGTGAGCGTCAGATACTGTTGCTGCCAGGCATAGGTGTAAATGAGGCCGCCAGTCTCTGGATCCCGCCTTACTGTCATGCGATCAGGCCGGAGCGGATTGAGGGCAATGACCGTTCTGTCACCACGTCTCACCACCTGGGCAAAGGCGTTTCCCCAAGCCAACAGACTGGCCACCATGCAACCCCAGAACTCGACACCCGTCATGTCTGCGTTTGGCCGATCATAGAGAATGGCAAACAGGGGATGCGATCTCGCCGTGCTGGACGTCTCTTCCGTTTCCCGCTCGTAAAGCTTGAGCGGAAGAGATGCGATGGTTTCCGACAGAAGTCGGATACAGGCCCAGACCGTGTCCAGCTGAATGGCGGTGTCCATCGTGACCAACTGTCCGGAATTGGTTGGACCGCCAGCCAGAAACGCGCCCAGCCGCAGATCCGTCAGGCTGACACCCGTGACAGACAGCGCCATGGCGTTGGCTGCCTTGGTCAGCAGACCGTTAAAGGCTGTTCGGAACTTCATGCGCTGAGCATTCCACCTTTCAGGAAGTCATCCATGCGCCCACCTTCTGGAGGGCTGGGATTTTTGGACATGAGCGTCACAGCGTTCAGAAGCGCCATGAGCGGATCGATTTTCAGATAACCGGCCGCCTGTTTCGTGATGATCTGGGCATTGCCGCGCGGTTCGATTTTCGCGTTGCTGATGGCCCAGCCCATGATGGGACGATCCCCATGCACAAGGCTGCCATCAGCAAGCTTGCGTTCAGCAGTCTTGATCGAGCCGGACAATGTCCAGCCCTGGGAAACACCTACAACACGCGGTGCTTCAATCTCACGAACTGCCAGAGCATCCACGATAGAGCCGACACCCATCGGATCGAGGCCAACCATGGCAAGCTTGCCGGACAGATCCACTGTTTCCAGCGCGTCCGCCAGCTGCTCGATGTCATCCCCAGGCGTGCTGACGATGACCAGGTCTTTCTGGGCTTCGAAGTCCTTCAACTGGGAGGCTTCACGCTTCCGGAGTTCAAGAATGCCTTCGAAGACCCAGTTCTTCCCCCAATGCAGCCACTGCTGGGTCACGCTGTCACGCCCAAGAACAGCGAGCGCCAGAAGGTCATCCAGACCGCCACCGTCGATACCGGCCACGATTACGTCTGATCTGTCGATCAGGGCATCGAGCGTCAGGTCCGGATCACCAGCGTTTTGCCAGAAGTCTGCGCCGACCCAGCGGTCACTCCTGAGCGCCAGACCGATTTCCACATTCAGATGCTGCGATGCCCACCGGGCCAGCTCCTGAATGCCCTTTGACCGGGCATTTTCATATTCTTCTTCAAGTCGCTTCACCGTAATGGAGCGCCCGGCATTGGGAAGGACCATTGGCCAGAGATCAACATCCTCCCAGGGCGCCCGCTCGCCCGGAAGCTTGGCGGGCTGCTGGATCTTTTCCGGAAGCTCATAGAGAACCGGCAGGATGCCGTTGCCGACCGGGATCAGTGTTCCGTCATCGGCTTCACGATGGGACTTTCCATCGCGAATTGCCCGCGCCTGAAGCAGATCTTCACGAAACACACCACGCGGCGGCTTGTCGCTTTGCGTAGTGATGATCGCCAGGAACGCTTCCGGCTGACTGATCATGCCACCCCGGATCTGACCCATGACGCTTTCCGCGTCCGACTTCAGGGCAATGATGTGTTCTTCATCGACCAGTACGCCAGCAGGCTTCACGCCCGTCATGACGTCCGGACTGAAGGCTTTGATTCTCAGGGTTGCGCCAGTAGGCCGAAAGGTCAGGCACTTGATGTGGTCCTGAATATGAAACCGACGCTGGAGCCCACGATCAGCCCGAACCATGCCGGACGCCTGTTTGAAGGCGAGATCTGCAATATCTTTTGTAGGTGCGACAATCAGGAACTCGGCGTTCGGACGCTCATTGAGCATCACCGCCGTCATCATCAGGCCCGCGCCGTTGGTGGTCTTCGAGTTCTTCTTGGGAACCAGAAGAAACAGCTCACGGATCCGCCGCTCGTTCGTGGCGGGATCCAGAGACCCCAGCAGGAGCGAGACGATATCGCGAAACCAGTCGCCCGCAGCCTCACCGAAGGTCGGTTGGCCGATGACGTCCGGGATCCGGAACTTGTCAAAGATCCTGACCGCCTTGGCCGCAAGCTCAGGATTGGGAGGCTGAACGTCCGGAAGCAGGGACTGGCCAGAGCGGATCCGCTGTTCCCAGTCAGGCCTGCTCAGGTTCAGCATGGTGGTTTCAGTTCCTCATGGGCGCGCTTGGCACGAGACCCGACCAGTCATCGCCGGCAGATGTCATGTCGCCAAAATCGCCCTGATCATCACGACGCGGAGCTGGCTTGGCATGAATGAAGGGACCGGCCTTGTCGGCTGCCATGGCGCGCATTTCATACGGCGCATTAGGATCACGCAGGATGGCCAGCCAGAAATCGAGTGGCTTCAGAGTGCTGCTGTCAGCAATCTCTGGTCCTGCCCAATCCTCAGTGGTCTGCGTCTTCTTTTTCCGGCCAGCACCGGGACGTGCTCCACCGCGTGCCATGGTCCTTTCCCCTTTGATTTCTTTGATTGTTTTCAAACATGAGCAAAAAATCTGCGCGTGAGCCTGGCGCGGTTGCGCCTCCCAGGGGACCCGAACTTTCGACCCGCCCCCACCCCTCGAAGGCACCGGCACCCGTCCTGACCTCGATTTCATACGAAAAACGGCGGTTTTCCGCCATTTTCATAGGGTTTTCGGTCCTCTCAGGATCAGTCTGGACGCATCCGGTTGCGGTCTGCCCTTGCCCTGGCTGTCTTCCTGCTGTGGCAGGAGCCACAGAGCAGGACGATATTGGCTGGATCGAGGGCAGCGCCACCGTCCTTCAGCTCATGTCGATGATCACCGAAGATCCGGCAGTCTGATCGACTGCATTCCTGACAGATCCGACCACGCTCTTTCAGAAGCCGGTGCATCAGTTGGCGCCATGGCCTGGACAAATAAAAAGCCTCTGCCCGTTTCGGGAGAGGCTTGGCGATACGGGTATCGACCGTCTGAAGGCTTGATCCAACGCACTTGAGACGTGGCATTTCGACCCCTCAAACAGGCATAAAAAAAGACGTGAACCCTTTCGGATGCACGCCTCGCAATCATGACGTTGAAAATTGCGCATTTTGGTCCAAACGGTCAACCGGAATTTGTCCGGTTCGTATTTTTTCTGCAATCAGGCAGCAGGCCGTCAGGTAGCGCCGTTGTGCGGTATTGCGTCCTATGCCCAGTTTCCTGCCGATTTTCTCCCATGACAGCAGGTGCTTTCCTGAGATTGGATGAACACGCATGTAGAGCTGCACCACGAGCCTCAACTCCCGATTCGCATTTCCCTCACCGAGGAAGGTGAGCCAGGAGAATACGAGGTCCATGCGGGACACGTCGTCAGGCGTCGGACGTGGTGGTAGGATGTCGCTCTCACGCACCCATTCCAGATCTTCTTCATCCGTCACGATGTCCGGCCAGAAGCCACGCGCTCCAGACGGACGCAGGCCATGAGCAGGCAGAGCCGCCAACGTCAGCGCAGCCTCATCCAGCCATTCAGCAACCTGCTTTGGAACGTCACGCGTCAGATCCATGCGATGCCGCCGCTTCATGCCGCCACCTGCGCCACGAAGTCAGACAGTTCCGGACGACGAAGGTTCATTTCACCGCAGGCACGGCGCTGATTGTAGTCTGCCATCGCCTCTTCCCAGGCACGTTCGCCCTTGAGCTGATCCAGCGTCTTTGGTGCTTCAGGGACGTCACCCCGAGCAATCGCCTGTGTCACTGCCTTGTGGAAGTAGCCGAAGCTGATGCCGTTACCCTTAGCCCGTTCACGCGCCGAAACCTCACGGACCACGAACAGGATCAGGCGTTCGATCTCGTCTTCCGTCAGCCCCTTGGCCAGACCATCTGCGCACCACTGACGAGCCAGCCCGTAATTTCCCATGTCTCGCGCTGGATCGAGGTCCGCAGCGTCATAGGCCTTTTTGCCAATGCGATTGAATGCTGCATCAAGCCTAAGCTTATCTTCTGAAGAAGATAGAGAGCTAAGCTTAGCTTTCGCGGGCGCACGCGTAAGGGGGGTTTTGGCTAGGTTTTCGCGTGTCACGTCTTTGCCTCCGGAAATGGGTAAAACGATATTGCCCTGACGCTGGTCAGCTACGACGCCAGAAAGCGGAGTTTTGCGCGGTCTTCCGCCCTTTCTGCCATTCGCACGGGACGCTTCGGCACGGCGTGACGGCTTCAGTTCTGCTGGCAGGCCGATCACACCGGTCCTGGCATCCCAGGTTATCAGTTGGGTTTCCGCGTAGGTTTTAAGGTAGGTTTCAATCAGGTTTTCGTCGCAGAAAAGCCGCGTGCGAGCGAGCGCAGACAGCGTGCCTGGGAAAGACACGTTGAGGACACCGTCAGACGTATTGGTGATCAGATGCATGACGAGCTGTGCCCAAACCTGCACCATAACGGCACCAAGAGCCTGAAGCGTCAGATTGTCCCGCTGCATCAAAAAGGCGTCTGAAAGCTGCGTGCGTTGTGTTGCGCTGACTGTCACGTCAGAAACTCCTAAACCCGCATCAAGGCGGGATAAAAAACCTAGAACTCAGTAGGATTTGAGACGGAAACCGGAGCCCACAGGCTCCATCACGTCGCACTGGACCAACTCACCAACGGCGGATCGGACGACGTCCTGATCGGTGGCGAGATAGCGGGCGTAGTCCTCGACAGACACACCCGTGCGACCAGGTGCACGAACGGCAGGGACGACATCCCCGACATCCGTGCACCCCAGCCACAGGGCGCGCGCCGCCAGCGACAGAAGCGGCCAGCGACGATCTGACATGACCGACCGCGCGTGCTTTCCGGGACGCTGACGGCTGCTCATCAGGCTGCTGCCAGTTCGCGGCCCCAGGCAGGGCTACGCGGATCTTCACCGGCATCACGGAACCAGGTCGTTTCATCGTCAAACAGCATCCGGCACCGGCCTTCAGGTCCATGCCGGTTTTTGACGACGAGCACGTCACCTTTGCCACGCGCCTTGTCGAGACGATCATTGAACTCCTGGCAACGCAGACTGAACTGCTCTGCCGTCTCACGATCGCGCCGCGTCAGCTCACCGGACGATGCCTCTTTCTTGAGATAGTAATGCTCACGGTGGATCAGAGCGATAACGTCAGCATCCTGCTCCAGGGCGCCAGTGTCTCGCAGATCAGACATCTGCGGACGCTTGTTCTCCCGCTTTTCCGACTCACGGTTCAACTGCGCCAGGACAATGACTGGAACGCCCAGTTCCTTGGCCAAAACCTTCAGCTCGTTACTGATTTCCGTCATTTCCTCATAGCGCATGCGACCACGGACGCGCGGCGATCCACGCATCAGCTGGACGTAATCCAGAACGATTGCGTCCAGACCTTTTTTGGACCGCTTCATGCGCCGCGCACGAGACCGCAGCATGGCGACTGACAAGCCGCCGCGCGTGTCCGTTTCCAGGGAGAGGTGGAACGCTTCGTCACAAGCCTTGTTGAGCGCCATCCACTGCCAGTCTTCCAGCGGCGGCTGTTCACCCGTCATGGCCTCTTCCGGCACATCCCAGCGGCGCCCGGAAAACACAGACCGCAGGTTCAGACCACTTCTGGCAGCGCCACCACGGGCACCCAGCTGATCAGCCGTCATTTCGCCAGACCAAAACAGAACGCGGGCGCCATAGGACGCGATTCGCAGGCCAACACCCAGACCAAGAGACGTCTTGCCCATCGCGGGCCGGGCACCGAGAACATACATATTGCCGCCAACCAGCCCGTTCGTGAGACGGTCAAGCGACTTATACCCCCAGGACAGACCGGCCAGAGCAGATCCACGCGCCACGGCTTCACGGGCTTTCGTTACCGAAGTGCAGATTGCCTCGTGGAACGTGACGTTCGGCTGCGTTTCCGTGCTGCCCGAAGCCAGATGCATCAGGGCAGCTTCATGACCTTCCAGGATCTCTTCTGCCTTTTGGTCTTCCGGCTTGCAGCAAGCATCAGACGTCTGCTGGCAGAGCGCCATCAGATCACGGCGCATTGCTGTTTCGCGGATCTCCCGCGCATAGTCGTAGGCCGCGCGATCACTGACATAGGCCGTTGCGAGTTTGGCAATATAGACCTTGGGATCCACGTCGCCCCAGAGATCCAGATCTGGGTGCTCGAAATGACGGATGATCGTGAAGGGATCGACGGTGCGTCCTTCATTGTAGATCATCAGCGCCTTTTCATAGATCACACCATTCAAGCGATCATAGAAATGCTCTGGACGCAGGATCTCTTCCACAGCTTCCAAGGTTTTCTTGGAATGCATGAGAACAGAGCCCAAAAGGGCATGCTCGCACGGCATATTATGCGGGACAGAGCGCATCGCACCGCCGAACAGGCCGGGATTGAAGGCATCACTCACGCTGCGACACTCCGGACAGTCCGCCTGCGGTACCGCGTCAGGCGCGAATAGCCGACGGCCGCGACAAGGGCATCGGACGCACGACGGCTGTCATTCAGATAATTGGAAACACTGCTGATCGGCAGTTTATGGCGGACACAGAAGGACGTCAGAGATCCGGCATCGCGGATCTGTTTTTTCACTTCTGTAAAAAAATCCATTCCGTTGATCAGCGGCGCATGGATGCCACCACGCAGGCGGCGATACCGCACCAAGCGATCAAAGCCCGCGCCAGCCAGAAATTCCGGTGATGGATTACGCTCAGAATGCAGAACCGCAGAAACGGTCGTATGAGCCACACCGATTTTCGCAGCGTATCGGCTCTGATTGCCAGAAGCGGCAATATCTTTTTTCAATTCTGTAAAAAACTGGAAGGGATCGAGCAGGTCAGACACGGGCGATCTCCAGTCCGGCACCGACCGGCAGGGCCAGTCGTGAAACCCGCCGACGTACCGACGTCGATTTGCGACGACGAGGAAGATCCAGCCGGACAATCATGCTGGAAACGCTACGCGGTGAAATCCCTACGTATTCCGCGATCACACGCACTGAAGAACCGCCCGCATGCAGGCGACGAACAGCAGGCGCCAAGCGATCATAATCGAGGGCAGGGCGGGCCATTACTTCAGCCCTCCTTTTGCGTGTCCCTGGACGACCTGGAGCGCGTGCGTCACGACGCGTTGCAGGTCGATCAGATCCGCGATCAGGTCATGCGCCTCATCAACCGTCACAATACCGTCTGCCAGTACGCGAACCGTTGTCGCCATGGTCGAACCAGACTTTGTGGCGACGCTTTCCATGATTTCGGCAACATCGCCCTTTCCAAGATGGATCGGGGCGATGGAATAACCTTCCGACTGCGCCATGGCGGAGAGGATAAGCGGTGCTTGTGCGAACTCATCCAGGACGATTGCAACGTCCACCGGCACAACGGCCGGATAATTGCGGCTCTGGTATTCGGAAAGCTGCGAACGACCAACGCGCGTGACAGAGGCCGCAGCATCGAGGCTACCGACTTCACGGATTGCCGCCTGCGTGGCTGTCTTGATTGCTAGAACGCTCATCTCCGGACACCATCCGGATGACAGGCGCACGAGCGCGATTTACGGATGACGGCATGGATGGTTTTCATGCTGCTACCTCGAATAGATCAGGACGCAATTTTTCCGGGGGAATGCCCGTTAATCTTGAGATTGCCTGAACACGTTTTGGGGGAATTTGCCTCCAGGAATACACAGAAGGCGGCTTAATACCCAATTCTCTGGCGAGAGCGGTCGCACCACCGGCCGCTTGGATCGCTATCAATGTAATCTCTGTTGCCATAGGAGTATGATAGGCAATGCCTAGCATAATGACAATAGGCAAATGCTAGGCGCTATTAGTTGTTGCCTAAGCCATAATCCCGCAATGGAAGATTGGGCTACACGACTTAAGAGACTCAGAACCGCAACTCGCCTTTCTCAGGCGAAAGTTGCGCGCGCATTGGGGATTGCACCAGCATCTGTTGCACAATGGGAGATTGGTAGGTCAAAACCTTCCCTTGATCGCCTCCCCGCATTAGCAAACCTCTACGGCATAAAACTTGAAGATTTATGCGGCCCAGACCTGGGATCCCCCACTGAGGCAATCAAAGCATCAGTTGCGCCCGAGTTGCGCCGCCAACGCGTTCCAGTATCTGGGTTCGTCTCAGGGGCAGATCGTGTTGTGATGTATTCTGACGGCGACATCGTGCAGGACGGAGACGTTGAAATTCCTTTTGGCGGATACGACGGCATAATTCTGCGCGTAAACGGAGAATCAATGGTCCCTCGTTATAAGCCAGGTGAAGTCGTGGGAATTCATCTGCCCGGAAAAGATAGCTTTACTTTAAAAATGATAGGAAAGGACGTTGTTGCAAAACTTTCCGACGGACAAATTGTCCTTAAAACAGTAATGGGTGGATCAGATGGGAATACATTCTTCTTGGCGTCTGTAAATCCTATGGTTGCACCGATTTTTAATCCAGACATTGAATGGGTATCACCAATCGAATTTCATATGGTTGGCTAAATTTATGAAAAAAGAATTTGCAATAATGTCCCTTATTTTAGCGGTAAGTGGCTGTGAACAGCCGCAGACTTACCATTTTGGCTTCATCGCGCCAGAAGATTCGTCTTACTGTCGCTTTCAGGCCGACAAGGCAGCTGGTGTCCCGTCTGAAAGTCTCATGGGAACGCTTAACCAGATGAAATATCGACAAAATATTATGCAGGAATGCCTGCTTTCAAAAGGTTACAAACTCTATCCGGATAGGCCAATTAAGTACGCCCACTAGGCACCATAAACATTCATTAGGCATTGCCTATTGACCGATAACTAAGCAATGCCTATTTTCTCCTCCATCGCCCCATGCGACGGAGAGAACACATGTCGTCCAGACACCCACTCTTGCAGCACACACGGACCCAGAGCGGCTTTGATCGCTTCCTGCAGGACAACATTGAACCAGACGTTCACGACCAGGCGCGGAGCCTACAGGACCGTCTGACCGGAACGCGCAATCTTGCGGCCCGTAACGCCAGACTTGGCGACGAGCGCATGGCCCAGATCTGGGAGCGCTGCGCCGAAGACTTTGCCGCTGGCTTGTCCCGTCTTCTGACGTTGAACCTGCGTCCTGAAAGCGTTCCTGATTTCCCGGAACCTGTTGAACGGGATTGTCGTCCAGTGACGGTCGCCCCGATCATCGAGATTGATGCCGCGCGCCTTGCTGCTCATTGCTGGAAGCAGGTTCAGGGCCTGCGAGGCATCACCATGGGCGCACCTCTCCGGAGGCACTCATGAGCGAGAATATGTCGAACCTCATCAACGAGATCGAGGCAGCAAAAATCCTGAATCTCAGTCGTAGAACTCTTCAGACCATGAGGCAGGAAGGAACAGGGCCGGCCTTTATCAAATTAAGTGAACGCAGGCTTGCTTACGAGAAATCTGAAATTGAGAGATGGATCAGCTCTCGCCGCGTCACTTGCACAAAGGAAAATGCGGGATGACCAAAGCAACGAAACCCCGTTTCGGGATCTGCGATGCCAAGGGCGTCATAGTCAGCCGCTTCCACTCGCAATTCATGGCCAGCAAACATGCGCTGTCCTGGGCAGCACAGAAAGGTTCGTCCGTCGCCATCAAGCAACGTGGAACCATCATCGCCTGGGCACGTCCGTTCGGACCCGGTGAAGCACGCCTGGACGAAGGCCATACACCGGAGTTGGCGTTATGAAAGGCATTCATGTCGAAGGCCGCGCCTTGGCTTTCGTCTCGTACGGCGTCGATCGCAGGTGCGCGCGTGAAAATTTGCGCGGCATCCGCGTGGAATATCACGGCGGTCGTGCCGTCTGCGTCGCCACTGATGGCGGCGTCATCATGCCTAATCGGGGACGCGATCCGGGTGGTGAGCACTCTTACCAAATCCCGGAATGGGCGATGCCAGCCGTTGCGGAGGACGCAGCATGAGCAAGATCCCCGTCACAAAGGCAGGTCAGTCCGTGCTTGCGAACATCATGACGCAAGCCATTCAGACCACCGCAATGCAGGAAGACATCAGCCGGGATCAGATCATTCTTTCTCTGATCACGCTTCTGATCGGCGGATCGCCTCTGGATCGTGATCTCTTTTCCCCGGTCGCCACACATGCGGACAAACTTGAAACGGCAGAGATCGATGACCTTGCGCTCCAGGTCATCAGCCGCCGCGCACGGGTTGTCGCGCCAGGCAAACGGACCAGCGCTTGTGTCAGTGAGGATTGCTATCAGATCGGTGAGAGGGTTGGTCAGATCTTGGGCGCGGATGTGTCCATTGGCCGAATGGATACGGCAAAGCTTCTGGAGCTGTTTCCGCGCGCGTTCCTGTTGGAAGCAGCGGAAAGCGAAGGCCTGCATATTCCAGGCGCACACAAGATGACGGCCCTTCATCTGCGCGCTTATCTGCACGACGCCCTCCCGGATTGGCGTCCGACCAGCTTTGCCACGTTCACGGAGGATCTGTCGTGAGCCAGAGCATTCCATCAGCAGATCCTGTGTGCTGCCGCATTAGCGTGGTCGCTAAGAGGTGGGACTGCTCTCACTCCACTATTCGCAGAATGGTCGAGACTGGAGAGCTACCAGCCATCCGCCTTGGCCGCCTTATCCGTATTCCCATGACCGCCATCATTGAAGCCGAGAACAAACCAGCATGCCTGAAACCACAGCCCCACGCCTCTGCAGAGTCAAAGGTCGCGACACGTGGCACATCTATTACGAACGCAAGCGCATCTCTACGGGCTGCAAGGATCGGGCATCGGCTGAACTAGTTCTCAGCAAGTTCATCAAGGAGTTAAGCCGACCGCAAACCGGAGCAATCGGAATCTCCAAGATACTCGATCTCTATCTGGCCGATCGGCGTGACGCAGAAAAGCCAGGAGCGGAACGCTTGAGCTGGGCCCATAAGCAACTGAAGGAATGGTTTGGGGAAAAACCCGCAGAAGAAGCAACGGATGCTTTTTGCCGAGCATATTCCCGATATCGGCTAGCTGCGGGTATCAGCACCAGTACGGCCAGAACTGAACTTCAGGCCCTACGCGCAGCCTTACGTTGGGCCGCCAAGGAAAAGCTCATTATAGAAGCACCCAGTGTCCCATTACCACCACGCTCGGCACCAAAAGAGCGGTGGCTAACCCGTGAAGAGGCCAGCGCATTGCTGGAAGGCTGTGAGGCGGAGCATGTAAAGCTGTTTGTGGTGCTGGCCCTTGGCACAGCGGCACGTGTCACTTCCCTACTGGAACTGACTTGGTCACGCGTAGACCTAGAACGCCGGATCATTGATCTCAGAGATCCCAACAAGCCGAAAACTTCAAAGGGGAGAGCCCGCGTACCTATCAATGACACCCTGCTGGAATACCTAAATCAGGCTCATCAGTTCAGAGAGACCAAATACGTCATTGAATGGGCGGGAGACAGAATCCGCTCGATCAAGCGTGGCTTTCGTGCCGCCACCGAGAGAGCTGGATTGGAAAACGTAACGCCTCATACATTAAGGCATACAGCAGCGACCTGGATGGCTCAGGCCGGCATCCCGTTATGGGAAATTGCTGGATTTTTGGGGCACACTAACACCCGAATGGTGGAGGATACCTATGCACATCATAGTCCTGAATATCTAAAATCAGCCTCAAATATACTATTTTTTTAATTTTTATTCAGTAGTCAAGGACTGATATCGTTCTTCTAATGAACTCAAATTATCCCATAAATTACACCTGAACATACCATCAATATCCGCCAGACTAACGTCATCCATCATTCTGACTTCAAAGTAAGATAGAAATATTCCATTTTTCCCGGCCGGAATAAGATAATCACTCCAAAATTCAGTAAGATTTCTCTCCACTAACTCTTTGGAATCTTCGTCATCACAAACAATCATTATTCTTAAATTATAATTCCCACAGCATATTTCACTATTGGGATCCCAATTAATATAGCAGGTCCTTATACCCTTAAATGCCTCTTTACCCGACTGTGTGGTGCTCTTCATTTTCTTCCGAGCACCTTCCTTAAATGACTTCTTACTGCCACCCATCTTCATTTTATTAACAAGATTCTCTGGAATGGCTACTCTAAGGTAATAACTAGCCAGCCAAGCCTTAAAAGAATCAATTTCGGGTTGAGTACAATCGACATTACATCTTCTCAGATTAAAAAGAGATGTTTTTGGAATAAAGGCTCTTCTAGCAAGACAACAATCTATTGCAGCATATTTTTCTGATAAGAGCGGGCCTTCTGAAAATTTTAAATGAAAATGAGTGTTGTTTTTTCCCTTGGCCTCATCGGCATTAGCATCGTAGGTATCCAAAGGGATACCAACCATAACCTCAACCAAAGGTTCCTTCTCGGCATACTTCTCAAGCAATGAGCAAGTTTGGGTACAAATTATCAGATATTCGCCTGAATGAATTTCAAGAACCAAAGGTGATATTATGGTACTGCCAGGAGGAAGAAGAGCTATACTCCCTTGCTCCCAGCCTAAATCATGCAGCTGCACACCAATAGGCTTATTCTCGTTTGACTCGACAATACTAGACATATCGAGAGCCGTCATCAAACCGCGATTAGATCATTGACTAGGTGAGAAGCCCCTACGCCCTTGACCTCTACAGATAGATTTTTATCACGATGCAGAGAGTTTTCTACCGCTGGACGTAACAGGGCAATAAAGTTCCTAGCTTTCAGAATATCCAAGCTCTCTGCACATAGAACATTCTTTAAACTTTCACCTTCAGAGATCGGGCGCCTCCAGAAGCGACCATAGAACTTTAAAGCCCCGGGTTTCTCATCATTAAAAAGCTCCGCCACCTCGACCAAACGGTCAAAATTCTCTGAGCTTGCTTCAGTCCCATCCAGCCATGAATATACTGTTTTCCGCTCCACTCTGATCATTTCTGAAATTGAAGAAATAGGCATACCTCCGTCCTTAAGAGGCTTAATCAGATCAAGCGTGCGTACTGAGGGGATGCTTTTTTTCTGCTCAGAAGAAGTAGATGAGGAATCTGGCGTTACATGCTCCACCATAGCAGATGGCGTTTGCGCACGTGTACGATGAGGTATGACTACACCGGCCGTGAACAAAGCCATGCATGCCACAAGTCCCTTCCAAACCACGCCTTCCGCCTGCACGTTTCCAACATTATCAAGTTCGTGCGGGCAATCATCAAAGGCAATGCTCGGATCAAAAAACGGGACAGTTCCATTTTCTGACGATGAACCATCCTGAGTCCAATTATTAAACTTTTCGCTCATATTCAATTCCACTCTTCAATCGCATGTGGCGTTACAGATTTTTTGAAAAAATCGTCCAACACAGAATGAAGTTTCTCAAGCTTATCAGAGACATCGTCAGAGGTTATAGGAGAAGGTGGATTCAATTTAATTGCGTGGTCTAAATCCAATAACGCAAAATCTCTTTCTGGCCTTTCCTCTATCCATCCATTCTCAATAACGAATGGGGTATCGAGACCAGGGGGAAGCATTTGTGGCGGCTTACGGAATGCCTGCATTCGTAACAATCCACCCATACGTGTTTTACACGCAAGAATAGATGCACAATTCAAGGCTTCCACGCCATCTATGCCAAGATTATCACCCATAGGAAGAACCCAAGGGCTTAGGTACTTTTGCAACAGATCATCGCTTCCATCTGTGGGAAGAATAACATCAACATACCTATACCCTAAGGCGGTCAACAAACAACGCCTATCTACTCGAAGAAACGCTTCAACGGCCGCTTTGAAACGAGCAATAAAATCGACATGATTTGTATAACCTTGTGCCGCATGAAGAATAAGAAAATCTGCACTTATGATCAGCGCGAAAGCCTTATCAATTGTCGCAAACTGCCAAAGTGCTGAAGAATTTTCTTTTGTATCCGCCAACCCTGTAGGACCAAAAGCGAACTGGACATTTTTCACAGTCTGCTCTGACAAAAGCGGATAATCATCACGGACTTCGTCATGAAACGACTCCTTAAAAGCCTGAGGCTTCGGGATTGAGGTAAACCGCATCATTGCCAGTGCGTACCGCAACGGGGGGTTCTTCATCTCAGACACGACACATCCTCTTAATCACAACTGCGACCACTAAACACCTTACTAAACACTATCAAGCTTAAAAGAGGAATAATGTTGCGAAATGTGTTTTGGTTGGCAACAGTTCCCGGCTCATCTCGTGAACAATGCCTAGTCCCACCGTTAGATCCTACATCAAAACAGGCGGATCATTCGTTTGCCAAATTTGCACCTAACTGGCCGAAGTCAAACGACAGCGCCAAGTGTTCGGGACGCAGGGGCCGGAGGTTCGAATCCTCTCACTCCGACCAGCCGATTTAACGGAAATCAGAAAATCTGATGCGAGCAAAGAAGAAAATGCTCTTCCGTACGCATTCCATATACAACTTTGACCTTACGCTTTCTGCTTCTCAGT